ATACCATTTCCTTGATATCAGTATCTTGGTCAGTAATAGAAGCTAATTGGGGATTGACACACTCAATTTCCATTCCAGGCGGGAGTACTAAGGTGGAACCAGGTGTTTTCTTAGAAGTGATGCCTGTATTCTTTCTTTCTTCATCTGACAAACCAAGCCAAAGTTTAAAGTCTCTTGGATTGGTTATTTTGATAATCCAAAGATAAGCACCAGCTGATTTCTTATGGTCAATCTCGTATTTCTTCAAATTCTCATAATGATTGATCCATTCCAAGACAGTTCTGATATAAGATACCGATCTGCGGGTAATCAAGCCTCTATTCCAATTTATGATAAAACGCTTGAAACCACCCATTTTTCGGTATATTTTCTTTCGACTCTTGGAATTTTGCTGTTGTTTTACCTTAAAAGACTTGTGGTTTTTAGCTACACTTATCAATTCAGGGTATTTTGCAATATAAATGGAAGGTATCTGATCTATTTCTTCACTATGTTTAAGTGATCCTACACTACTACTAGATATATTGTAGAATAATGGGAACATTGTCTTGGTAGGATGGAATATAATGCCTGTATCAGCATCTCCACCTTTATGGATCAAACTGGGATCAATAAAATCAACTTCGACAAAACCGGAGTCATGCAGGGTACACACAAGGAACAACTCACCTTCTAAATATGTTCTCGTTACATATTTAGGCCAATAATGATAAAGCCTGTTTCGCCAGTCTTGCTCCATTAGTTCGATTTCTCTGTGAATGTCAAAGATACCAGAACTTGTCTCAAAACCAAAACCAGTTAAACGCCCGACAGTTCCTCTAATGGAAGTATTCACATGTGGATTTCTATGAAACTTGGTGAAACAAAGGGTCTGCAATGCCTCTCGGGTAGTACTACTATCTTCTTTATCAAAAAGGTCTAACGCAGAAAAACCGTCGGAATCAACATCACGACGGTCATCTGAAACTGGATCGAATTGCCACGGAGAAGCAAACTGTATCTTGGATAAAACTTCGTCTGGCATGTCCTGTAGATACTGACTTACTTCTTCCTCATTCACGACACCCACCTATCAATTAGTTAAATCAGAAAGGACCACTTTTATAATGATAAGGATATAGCACAAACCATATGGGAGTGTCAAGAGGTTTTTTCATATTATCTATAAGACCCCACTAAGTCATTGTTTTTATACATCATACCAAAAGAAGTTAAAGAGCGTCTTGGTCTGAAATCTGCCACACTTAACAAACGTCCACCGTAGAAACCCCACCCTAAGGAAAATATACTATCATCCTGAATACCATGTTTCTCCATCTTTTCAGGACTACCAAACCACCTCTTATCTGAATCATGCATAAAGACCGAAAACTCCTCTCTGAGGATATCATCAGTCTTTGAACCTGCAATAGGTATAGGTGGTGCCTTAAATCTTCCTTCTTTAGTAGCGATCAACACTTCCTTGAAAGCTTCCTTCTGTCTCGCATAAGTAGGAAATATGGGTTCGAAAGTAATATCACGATCTATACACCATGTGCCAACATCCCAAGCACCAAACCGTTCTGAGCAGAAAGTGTCCAATCCATCATATTCATTATGGAGTTCGTCTAATTCGTTTTTAACTGAATCCAAACTATGGTCTTCAATATTGGTAATATATAATAAGATGTAAATGTACTTTGAAGCTTTCTCATTCAGAAATCCAAGTGAGGGAGTGCTCTTACTACCAGGTAATCCTTTCGCAACCACAGTAAGAATACTTCGAGCATAACCCCTGATTGCATACGGATCACCAAAGTCAACCCCTGACAGAATAGCCCAATCCGTATCATATGTCTCTGTCAGTTTATTAAGTTCGTCCATTGTTACAGCGGTCGGATTCCAACCATCACTTAATGTGTATAAATCAGAAACAGGGTTGCATCGTTCCATCATCGTTGTAATATTAGAATATACCTCTTCAGCCCCTTCAACTAATCCCTTCCCTTTCGTATCCTCAGCAGATTTGATCATCTTGTCTTTCTTTTCCAATATCCCAACCAATGCTTCATGATTCCCGATAACATTGTCACACCCTACATATTTGGTTTCATCGATCATAACATCGGAGAACACCTGTTGAAATCCTGCACTCCATAAATTTAAGAAGTACCGCTCAAACTCACCAAAAGGAAATTTGGACTTGTAATCGTCTAATTGAATTTGATCCATCATCGGGTTCCAAAAGTCCTCCATCTTACCATTCGGCCCTTTACTATGCCTGTAACTGAAGAACACCGTTTTACTTTCATGCTTTATAAAGCCATTATACAATTTATATAGAACATGGGTTTTTTCTGATACAGTGGAATCGATGACACCTAAAGCATTTGGTATGTTTCGTATGGACCCATCCAGCTGAACAAAGAACTTAGGGTTTTTCATGTCGAAGATTTCAGAGAAGGTGTAACCGGTAATATTTGAAACAATACCCGAAAATGAAGATATGGGCTTAATCATGGAACGTATATGACCCTTAGTATCAGTCAATACTATTTCCTTTACTTTAATATTACGCTCACCAACAATATCATACAGCAAAGGTGAATTTCTAATGAAGTCCCTCATAATATCAAAATGGACAAACTGTACCTGATCTTTTGAATTAGCACCTAATGTAATCAACTGCCGCGGCCAATTAAAGAATTTCCACATCTGAATCAAACAGGCTAACAAACTTTTTCCTTCACCCCTCATCCAACATAAAATAATCAACCTGTATATAAACTCACCATTCGACATCCGCAAAGCTTCATTCATAATTTCTTTCTGCTCTGCCCATAAATCATGATAGCTTTTACCTGTCTTGACATGCTTCTCATCAGGTAAATTTCCTAAAGGTGTCCAAACAGAAATCTTACTACCGGGCGGCACAATCGGAACACAGACAAAATCATCACACCATGCTCCGAATCCTTCACCACCATCCCTATAGCTTATCTCCACCTCTTCATACTCTTCCTCTTCAACAATTTCAGAAGGAAAATAATCAGACCGCAGTTTCAGTTTCATCTTTTCCTCTCAAAATATCCATTTACATAAACAGATAATTCCAGATATAACACACCATCCACTAAATAAAACAATAATTAAAGAAAACAGTATAGCAACTTCTGGTCCTTTAAATCCATTAAGAGTCATTCGTATTTCCTCCACTTCGGATCCAGATTAATAAGATACCATTTAATCTTCCTTTGTTGTCTTTGATATTTCCTCCACAATAATCTTAACTGTTGCTTGAGGAAGAGTTTTTCCAGATAAGGATAATAACAATTGCTTGAATCCATCATACCTTCCTCTTTATCTTTCGGCGAACAACCTTCCCAGACTCAAGCCCCTCTACATAATCTCCAGGACTATCCATCGATACTCCAGGAACAACTGCTCTACCATCTAACTTCATAAAGGCCCAAGTCTGTTCTATCCTCTTAATCGTATCACGAATCTGACTATAAACAGGGTTGGCTGCATAACCATCATACTTGGTTCTATATATGGGGGAATTAACCGAAACTTCATAAATAGAGAATTTACACAACATTTTATAAAGAGGAATCAAATGAATGCCAACCTGCCATATCTTATCTTCTGTCAATCCATCACTGTATATGCGGAAGAACATCGAATAGAACTCATGGAGATAGTTTTTCATGACTGTACAGTACTTCTTGTTAGTCCTGTTCCTGTAATCGCATAGAGCATATGCTGAACAGTTTTCATTTCTACACAACGGCAGACTATCGAATGCAATCAGTGGTATTTGTTTTACATCGTTAACAAGCTTGATTCCTTTGTCAGTGGTCACTTGCTCAAAGGTTTCACCCTCTGCGGGCTTCTGTTCTATATAACCAGTCCTTGTTTTTAACGTGCCAAAGTTACTTCCGAAACCTTTTACTGCTTGTTCGGGCATTCCATTTTTCATTGATGGCATTGTGAACCCCCTTGCTTGTTGACTTTGCTTAATTCCATTATATATATTATCAGACCGGAGGATTTTTGTCAAGGGAAAGTTTTGCCGGAAAAATATGGAGTTTGGTATTTGTCATTATATCGGGTGGTTAGGTTAACCGGTGGTGCTGATTTTCGGATAAAAATCGTGGATGGGACCCCGTACGTTTTTTCAGATAGGAAGGTGCAAGATAAAAGGAGGGGGCAACGTCTGATAATCTATATTATGTAAACTAACACGTTGAATCATCATATAATGTAGATGGATCATCAAAATATGTAGCTGTCTCACACTTTTTTAGTGATACACTATTAATCTACAATATATGATGGTAAATCATGTCTCTTGAGTTGTTCATCAATACCTACCATATTACTTGCTACTATTAAGATGTAATAGTAATGTGATTGTAACACTCATACAATCAACACAGAACAGCATACGAACAGACAGAACGATTAGAGCTATTAATCAACAGAAATTATAGCAGTGCATACACTCGAAAAGTTAACGCTTAGAAATTGAATACAGACGATATGAGAGCAGCATTTGAGAGAGAGCAGAACATATAAATATCAATTATCATTCGTTGTCTGATTGTTGTCTGATTCAGAGTGTTTTTAGATTGATTAGTTGATTAACTTCTTTTTACGTAGTGATAGC